AATAGGAAACTCTAAAAATGATCCTTGATATAATAACGTGGAGTTAAACAAAGTAGATAATTCCTCTCTACCATTGCTAGTCTTTTGAAAAGTAACATCCTTACTAAAGCTATACGGTATACCATCTATAGTAAAATATGAATATCTAGGAATTGTATAGGACCCTGGAGCAAGGGTGGAAGGTGCAACCGCACTAAAACTTAAAACGCTAGTTTGAAATCCAACAGGATTATAATTAAGCGATTTAACTATCTTATTCATATTCTCATAAATTTGAGATTGTGAATACAAACTTTCACTACCCGTTTTGTTTAGATAGTATAATAAAACACTATAACTATAAGCAATAACATCTAACAGCGTGTTAAAGTTACTACCCTCGTAAATCTGATCTGTAAATACACCGCCCTCATTGAGGCGTTGAATCATTAGCGATTTCAGGGAAGTAGCGTCAAAAGCAGCATAGGAATTGGAAGGCAAATCCCAAGGATTATTTAAAAGTTCGTTGGCCATAGTTAGTTAAAATAATATCCGGAATCGCTTAAAACTCCTTTAAGACCAACTCCTTGTATATTTAAAGCAGGAACGTCAATAACCAGAGAAATATTATATTGATTGTTGTCGAAATCTGGATCTACATTTATATTTCTCGTCCTAATTCTTGGTTCAAATCTCTGCACACCAGAAAAAATAGCTTCACCAATTAAGCGGGCATTTGTTGTAGTCAACCCTGTAAAGAGATATTGCACCAAATTTAACCCATAAACAGGGTTTAATATTTTTTGACCAGGTATAGTTGTAAACAAATTAAATAGACTATTTTTAATAGCTTCTAAATTTACTGAGTTTTGTATGTCTTTTATTTCTTTTCTTTTTAATAACTGTTTGTTTTTAGTATAGTTTAGCTCTATATCCAATCTTAGATCCTTATAAACGACCTCTTGTTTTGGTATAGATAAACCATCAATTACAATAGCAGCCATATTATTATTTATATGATGATATTTGTTCTAAAAGTAGCTGCAAAGCCATAAGTATTTAATATGAACAAATTTGTCAAGCTTTATGAATCTGCAATTCAAAGGTTTACTAGAGGGGGATTTCTTACTGGCGATTTGGTAAAGTTTGTTGATAACCCGTTTGGAGATGAGTTTTTTAAAGATCAGGCGCCTAACTTTGTTGCTAAAGCAAAGTCGTTCCTTGACAGTGGTTTAAATATGAGAGTTAGTGCTGTTAAACCAGTAAGACCTTCAACACAACCAGGCAATATACAGGATGAAGCTGATAAGTTTTTAATTGATATTACCTTGGAATTAGCACCTGGCTGTTACAAAGATTTCATTACTTTGCCTGCCCATCTCATTCAACCTTTTGAAACTTATCCTAATCTAGCCCCTGTACCTGATAGTTTAAAGAGAAAAGGTGATCTTAATATCGATCCAAAACAGGTTGAAATAAAAGATCAAGAAGAACTAGTTCAATCACCACACCGTCAAACCAGAACAAGTGATACCGGTAATGGTAAAGATTCCCCTGGGGACAGGGAACTGAACAATACTAATGTTACAATTCCTAGTTCACCGGCGGTAGGCGAAAGAAGCCCCGAGGTAAGTAAGGGAACTGCCCGCTATCTTCCTAAGCGGTAATTTCAGATAAAGCTAACATTAAGCAATAAAAATTAATTTCTTGATCCAATACAAAAGACGATCTATACATGTATTCTCCTATAGTAATTAACCATAGCTTTTTTTGATTTTCTTTTAAACTAAAATTACCATTACAAATAGTATCAAAAACAGATTTCATAAGAATAGGGTAATCCCCGTTAAATGTAGCTTCATTCTCAATAATATATTTTCTTGCATTTAAGACTTTTTTATCCAAGATTTTTGCAATAATATTTTCACCAAACTCTGATTGTACATTTAAGTCAGGAATTACTACATTGCTCGATATACTATATTTCTGCATCTCATTGATACACTTTCTAACGTCAGGAAAATATTTACGTATTAGATTGACAAGTCTATGTTTATTATCATCATCTACTTTAACGTTTTCCTGTTTAAGTATATAAAAACACCTCTTTACTACACCGTGTAGATCGGGGTCTAAGTCAATAGATTGACAACGACTTTGTAATGGAACAATAACTCTATGCTTATAATTACAAGTAAGTATAAACCTACAATGACCGGCATATTCTTCGAGAACATTACGAAGTGAGCGCTGTGCTTCTATTGATGCCATACCATCTATTTCATCTAATAAAACTATTTTCTTTTTACCGTTAAAACTTTTTGTACGGCTAAATCCAGTAATATCATTTCTTACCTTATCTATGCCAACCTCTGAGCAATTTTGGTATATATTTTCCGCATCTAATAAATTAATTAATATTTTTGCAGTAGTTGTTTTACCTATCCCTGCATGACCGCAAAACAGAATATTTGGCACCTCGTCATTTTTTATGAATCCTTGCAATATTTTTCTATTATGATCGGATAGTACTACATCTTCTAATACTTTTGGCCGGTATTTTTCTGTCCAGATTTTATCAACATCCATAACAATTATTTTCCACTACTACCAAAACCTTGACTACCTCTATCCGTTTGTTGGACTTTGCCCCAATCCACATTAATCTGGACGTTATAATGAAGAACAAGCTGTGCAACTCGATCCCCCTTCTTAACGATATAGTTTTCATTACCGTGATTGTATAGCAATACTCCTAAGTCTCCGCGGTAATTCTGGTCAATAACACCGGGATGGGCCAAAATACCGTGCTTGAAGCTTAACCCAGATCGTGATCCAACCCCCAGCCAATACCCAGGCTCAAGATAGGCCAACGTCAATCCTATCGGGACTACCTTTCTGTCCTTGGCTAATATCTGAGTATCCTCTACTGCAAAAAGATCCCACCCAGAATCTGAGTCAAAATTTTTCTTAGGCAATTGAGCATCTGGGTGTGTCTTTTCAAATCTCATGTACGGTTGAAAAGAAGGTAAAGCTGATTCAGAGGTATAGCTCATACTTAAATATAACCTATTGTATAATGTTTTCAATAGATAAATAGTGTATGGAAGAAAAAGAGTTTAGTGTTAATGACTTAATAAATCAATTAAAGGTGGGCGCCGATAATGCTAAGAAACTAGCTAATACGGAAGACTTTACATTGCCTAAAGAACAGTTAGAAAATTTTGTTTTAAATAGCACCGGTAAGCTAGTAACTCAGGGGTTGGAAATAGTTGAAGGGGTTAAGGAGTATGTTATGAATAACCCGGAAAGCCGGGAAGTGGAAGCTTTATCTGAAGCATTGAAGGCTGTGGCCAGCGCACTATCAGTTATAAAAGACATCCATATTACTCAGGTAAAAAGCGGTACCGCAAAAGAATTAAAGACCATGGAAATAGAGGCTCGCAAGCAGCTCAAAGGCGAAGAACAAAAAGAAAAATTCTTAATGAGTCGGGATGAAATTTTTAAAAAGATAATGGAAGATGCCAAAGTAATAGAAGCAGAGGCTGTAAATGTCACCCACACTATTTCAATCAGCTCGCGCCCAGTACCCCGCGAGTAGTTAACTCTGACTTTACATCCTGTACCCTGTTAAAGAGAATATCTTGGTTAATAGGAGTACCTTCAACATCAACAGAAATATCAATATTAGGGACAAACTGAATATTATTAGAGCTTGACCGTGGATTGTATGAAGAGTATAGCTCTATTACGTTGTATAATTCTTTAAATTGTTGTCGTAGTTTTTGGTTTAAACTACTTACTATTTTTTGTATTCTTGGGAAATGCTGGGAATCAGGTATTAAATTATCCCCATGGGACTGGGTACTGGTACTGACCTTTTCTTGTATATTTTTTATATTTTTTCTAAAAAGTAGATTGACCTTTTTGCTCATTTCTGCATGAAGTAGTTGCGTATAGGGGCTAATTTTATTTGTCAACGACGATCCATACCGAAGCGGGGCCACTATATTTTCACCAGTTATATCGTTTACTATCTGAGTGCTGTCGTCATAATAATTTTCTTGCTTGGTCAATGACCCTACACAATCACTAAAACTATTATAAAAAGTACCTCCATTAGTTTTTATTAAAACCTGGTTTCTAACCTCCTCCAAGGAACGATTAAATTGATTTATCCAGTAAGCTGAAAACTGTGCGGGCATACTCTTCATCTTATTGTCTAAATCAACAAAGAAATCGGTCTGAGCTTTAATTACATCGTTTGATACCTTGGTCTTATTAAATCTAATAGCATCTTCCAATTCTGACTGATACGACTCAACCGTGTCTAAATAGTTGGTTGCTTGTTGATAAAAATCTTTTTTGTAAAAAAGATTAATGTTAGTAAGGTATGGATCAATTGTACGTTGGCTCATATAACTGTATTATATACTTTTTGTTGTTCAGTTGTATAGGTTTTAGTGCATATTAAATTATTAAAATATTGACCCTTACAAAAGCAATGCTCAATCTTAACTATAAGATAAGTACCCATGACTTTATTATCAAAACTATTATCGATAGACGAATCATTTCGTGAAATAGTAATAAATTTTCCTGCAGTTCTAGCAGTATTGCCGCGGGCGCGAAATGATATTGTATTATTTAAGAAAATGCCCGCTAACAGAGCACGGTTTCTGCCGGAATTTAATCTTTGAAAATTATCTGTATTTGGGTTATAATGATGTTTTATATTTTTATGTAAAGTGCGGATCTGATTATAAACTAAATCTGATTTTGCAGCCCCATTAACCCCTTTAAATCCAGCTACAAAATTTCTATCATAAATATCGTTGTTCTTATATATATTATTTTCAGCTAAATCTATTGTAAACATTTTTTCAGCCGGATTATAATTATGAACAACATGGGTGACCATATTCTCCTGGGTATCTATGGCAGTCATATTAGCAAATTGAAAATTTTCTATAAAATTATAATCTGCTAAATCATTACTCATTAATGACACGGATGAATTTCGTGAAGGTTGTTCATTATAGGAATCTTGAGTGGTTTGATTAGGGAAAGTAAAGTTTTCTATTAATCTACTGCCTCCTAAATCACCCAATGAAGCGTTCCCTCGGTAATAAGCCTGCTTAAAATAATTAGTCACTGGAATTAATGTCCAAATTTCTCCACGTTCCTTACGTAAAATACACGGGGAATGATCGCTGGCTGGTCCGCTTACATGGTAATCTAGTAAATATTTTATATCATCTAATGCCTTGTAAGATGGTATACTGCTGTAAAAGATGTTTGATGCTCCATAATCCCAGTCCTGACTGAATTTCTGAGGTAATTCGTAATCTTCAAAAAAGGCTTTATCTATAACTTGCTGTATAGCTGCACCTGTGGAGATACTTCTATCGGTATTACTGGTGCCTGTCCTATATTTGCCTGTGCTAAAATAAGAATCTTTCTCACTTAGCACTTCAAAACAAAAATCACGAAAAAATAACTTTTTTAGTTTTACATCGTTATTACTAGAGGTTATATCCTCATAATTGTATATACTATATTTGTACGTTAAGCACCCGTTATCATTAGGAATACTTTCTTCATAGTCTCCGGTTTGCTCGACTTGTGGACAAATATTAACTACCAAATAGTCCCTACCATCGCCTCTAAAAGAATACGGTATAAAAGCCTCTTGTGTTTCACCAGTATCTCCACGTCCAAGAAACTGGGCACTCTCTAGTATGTCATCGTTATTTTCAAAAACTATATACCCCTCTGTACAAAACAGTTTTAAATCATCAACTATTTTTAGATCTGCAATAGCTGCAAACTTAATACCAGTCATTGCACCATCTCCATTCATTATGTACACACTAAACCTATAATTATTGTCCCCAATTTTTACTATGTCACCATTGCTCTGTGCAAGTGACAGATTTCTTATAACAGGGTTTATTTCGCTCATTGTAGTAGCTGTTGGCTAATACCGTTTAAAATAGTAGGTATTAATTCACGCTTAATAATTTTTAATGTTGTTCCTGGCGCTGGAAATTTAGTAGGGTTAATAATTTTGTTAGCAGCCACTACTAACCACCACAAATTCATAGTACGGTATTCATTGTAACTAATGGCTGTCCAGGGCATAATTCGATTAATTTTAATTGAGTAGTACGTCCCTTCTATTAGTTCATCCGGCAGATATATACTGGTTAAAATATTATAGTAAGACAGAGGTTTCTGATTGGATACTTCCGTGCTGTATACGCGGAATATGTTTTCATAACTAGTTCTTGATATATTATCAAATGTATCTTTTGGAAATGAACCTAGTGCAGATAAACTATTCATTATTGTAGCTCCCTAGATAAAGTTGGTATACCCACATTAAGGCTAGGTGAAGTAGAATTAGGAGCACTACCCGCAGGTAAATTAGGCCTGGTTGGAGTTATATAAGTACCAGACCTTTCATCAAAGAAAGGACTGCCGCCCGAGTACTGTACTTCATCAAAACTTGTTGTAATAGCAGTTTGTATAAGATCTAGAGGGTTAAAAGTAGCAGGCGCAGTTGTAATTATATTTTGTTTATCAGATAACATAGCATACAAAAAGTTTTGTGATTCACGTACAAGCGTTCTAATTACTATTGTAACATCATATGCATCAGGAATTATAGTATTTATAACAGTGTTTCCTCCTAATACAGGTACAGTAATATTCATTTTGCGGCGGGCCCCTCTAAAATTTACCTCTAATTGTTCAATATATGCATAGGGATGATACTTAATTCCCGGGATACTCACCTCATACATAACAGGGGGATCAATTAAATCTCTACTTCTTCTGTTTGGTCGGTTCTGATAGATAAGTAAGAATAAGAGCTGCCAATTTGCCACTACATCATTAAAATTAGCCCATCCAGTATTAATTAAAGGGAAATTAAATGTTATGTCATCGCCCGGCTCACCAAAGCTATAAAACTTAGGTCTTTCAATATAAACCCCCGGGGCTCCAATGTTTAACAGCGCTGCAGTGCCAGTTGCAACCCGTCTAACTTCTTCTGCTATTTCTCCTATTGAAGCTATATACCCGCCTGGTCTTACGTCTGAACCGCCAAATGCTTCATCTTTATCTTTAAAATTATTTGTTACTGAATTTTGTCTATTTTGAAAATAAGGAAATTTATAAAAAAATCCAGTATCTTCAGTAAGGTATAGTCCTTCATAAGGTTCTAAATAGTTACTTCCTAATGTCTGCACATTAAATCTGCTTATATCAGTATTTTGTCTTATATAGCCTAGTAAATTACTTGCAATATTTAAACCTGCTTTTGGTAAATAAGTGGGGTCGGTTGCGCCAATAATAGTACCTGCTATTGGAGGTATAACAGGACTTCTTATTCCCTGTCCTATTCCACCTATTAGTCCTCCTATACCTGAACCAATACCACCGAGTAAACTCCCCCCAACAAAACCAGCAATCCCGAAAATATTTGTTGCAATATTACTACCAATATTAAAAATATTTCCTATAGCATTAAATACACCAGTACTTTGAAGAGCTGTGAAAATACGATTACCTATGGCACCTCCAACAATTTGGCGCACCGGTGTTGGTAGGTTTCCCAGTCCAGCAACTCCCCCACCGGCTATGGAACTAACCGCTAACCCGTAGTAAATAGATTGTGCAACTAATGCATTAGTGCGGAGTCGTTTTTCTCTCAAGTAAATACATGGTACGGCTTGTCTGCCCTCTTTCTTAGTAGTTGTCCAATGAAAATTTTCAATTACATCGATTAGTGACAGGGAAAAACTATCTTGTTGAATGAATTGACCACCTGGACCAGTTACACCGGTAGGCACCAACCTGGGGGCACCTCTTAACTGTGGGTCAGGGGTACTGAAATTTGCAAAAGAATACAAGTTCATGTGATAAATCCTGGAGTCATAGGTGTATTAATTTGTTTTGAGCTTCTAGGTGCCATATATCCACGTATTGAACTTCTATAATTTTCAATAAAGTTTTCATTGGCCGGGTTATTGGGAGATATATTATTTAAATTGTTGTTTGTATTTGAAATTGATGTAGGTAAGTTTTTAAGTATGTTATTGGAAATTTCTATTAACTGATTAATAGAATTTAATAAAAAGGTATTATTTTTTTGTAAATTAGTTTCTAGTTTTTCTAAATTATTATTAATTGAAAGCAATAAATCTTCAGAAGCAGAAGAAAATTGTGCTGGAATGGTAGCTAAAGTCGACTCAACAACTGGTGCTTTCTTAAATATATCTTCAGTTGTTTCTAACGCAGGTGTAGGTATTTGTTGTTGTGCAACCTCTGGTACTTCGACTTCTTTTGGTACAGGTACTTCTGTGACCTGTGGTACTTCGATTTCCTTGGCTACCGGTACTTCTGTGACCTCTGGTACTTCAACTTCCTTAACTACTGGTACTTCTGTGACCTCTGGTACTTCGACTTCTTTTGGTACAGGTACTTCTGTAACTTCTGGTACTTCTACTTCCTTGGCTACCGGTACTTCAGTTATTTCTGGTACTTCGATTTCTTTAACTACAGGTACTTCTCTAATTTCTGCTTGAAGTTGGTTTTGAATACCATCAAAAGCATCTAAAATATTTTGAGTAGTCGCTTGAAAATTTTTAATATTCTCTGTATCGACAGGATTAAGTTCTGTGTTATTTTCAATGGATGATGGAGGTGTAACTGGTTTAGAAACTGTAGTGGGCTGCGGTTCAGATTTAGGTTGTTGCTCTATTTCCTGTTCAAGCGCTTTAAGAACCTTGTTATTACGTACCTCTAATTTGTTAATAGCACCCAATAAATCGGACAACGTCTTAGCTTCATCTAGAGGTTCTTCGGCCATAATAATATTTATCTACAATATTTTTTATAGAAGACTGTTAGATTTACCTGATTTCTTTTCCTTCTCTTCTGCCATGAATTGGTTTATAAACACATCACATTCCGCAGGAGTTAAGTCATCTAACTCATTATAATGCAACCCTATCTTATTAATAAGCAGATATTTTTTTCTGTATATACTCTGCGCATAAGGCAGAAAAATGGATTTTAGGAAGTAGAACAGAGTGTTATCATAAATTCTAAATCGAACAGACCTAAAATTACCAAGATTAGCTTTATTTTCGAGTAGAAATAAATTTAAACGAGTATCATTGATGTAGAGATATTTTTCTATACCTTCTTTTATTTCTGAGGTCAATCCTTTAATAAACTCAACATTTTCCTCCGAGCTAAAAATCTTTTTGACATTATTTAATTCTACAGACTCTATAATATTATCTAGGTTATTTTTTAAATATAACTCATTGCTTAATTTAAAATTAAAAATAAAATTATCTAATTGTAGCTGATTATTAGTAAATTTTAATTCCGAAAAATCAGATAATATCTTTAAAAGACTAATTTCTACGCTGCAAGGCCCTGTATTACTAGAAGCGTTATAGGTTAGAGTGTCTGAAATATTTACTGCTCTCAAAAAAGATAATATAAACCATTTATCGAATCTATTAAGCTTGGTAAAAATGTCTTTGTTTTGCAAATTATCTAAAATAATAGAATTAAAAATTTTATTTATTTCTAAATTATTGTCATTAATTAAATATTTCGACAAAACATCGAGCTGTTTTATCTTTAGCTCAGATATTTTGTAATAGTCCTTTAAACTGGGAACCCAACAATCCAGATAAAATTTATCCATAAATTAAAAGAATGCAGCAGCGTTATTAGGGAAATTATTCGAATTTTGTAGAGGTGAAACTACCGGGGTATATGTACCGTTAATAATACCACTAACATTATTAATAATATCGGCCAAAGGAAAATACATACTGTTTTCAATTGCATAATTGGTAAATGAAAAATTAACTTCATACCCGGTAGCTGCTGCAGGCTCTTGATTATAATCTAGAGTAAAATTATTAATAGTAGTAGGTACACAATTATAAAATGTAAATACCTTTCTAGGAATCTGACTAACATTTTGGTAGCTCCTGGTATAACACAATAAAGTAATATTTGATTTTACATTAAAAAAGCTTTTTCTCCCTGGTACATCACCGGGGTAAGCTACATACCCGTAATGACTGGCCAACATTACCCACGGGCGCATGATAAAATCTATAAAGCTAGTATTTGTTTCTAAGAACTTCAATCGCAGCTGATTAAGACTATAACCGGCACGATTTTCAGAAATTATACCGGGTATAAAGCCTCGATTATTTTCAACGGCTACATCTGAAACACCGTATGACTCTCCAGGTACTTGAGCACCCTGGGCAAAAACACACCCGATAACTTTTTGAAAGGGGAAACTTGTTAGTAAGGTCTTGGCCTGGTCAATATCATACCCTCTTCGGGCACCATCATTTCGTTCTAATCCTTGTAGTATACTACTTCTTAAGCTAAAGGGGTATGAATCAATAACAGCTATCCATTGGGTCTGTAGCGGTATAGTAGTTAACCAGCTTTGTAGTTGTAATAAAAAATAATCCCGGGTACTGATTAATGG